TCCCCTGATTCGTGTTTAGTAAAACACGAAAATCAGAACTGGGTTTTATCCCAGCACCCACCTGTAAACGGTTTGAACACAGCTTAGATGTTCATTACTCCGACTTGCGTCGGGTGGTAATGCCATGCGAGCCTAGGTTCAAAGCGCTTAATGGACACTTTTAAGTGCTTCGGAAACCGCTCGATGAGCGGCGTCAAGAAGAACTTTAAAAGCGCAGCCTCTCCGTCGATCTTATCGCGCCGCAACGGTGCTTTAAGAACAGGAGCTCTAAATACGAGCCTCTGTAGCTTATCATCCCATTTGTTGGCATGACAAGCGTCTACTCGGGAGTGCCAACCTAATGCACCTGAACTACGTCCTACGAGAGGAAGGCACCTTTTTAGAGTACCCTCAACTAGCGACTTTAGTTCAGTAGCAAACTCGTAGTGCCCTTTTAACCACGAATGGTTGGAGAGTGCTACGAAACCTGCTATCGCACTAGGTTCCATCTCAGGATTATCTGGCCTGTCCTTAATGTAGAAGGGAGTACAATCGTACCCACCCCAAGCATCAAGGCCACAACTTTCACGGAAGTTACCAACCGTGAAAGATTTCTTTCGGTTGACCTTAAGACCGAAAGATTCAAGCCAGGTCATAACCTGATGCGCGTATACGGATGGTACGATGATATCATCACCGTATACCCGGACACACCTGGCGACGCGTCTTAACGCTCTCCCCGATGGTCGTGAAACGCCATCAAAAGACAGTATAGCGGCCATTGCTATCAAGGCAAAGACCGTAGACTGCACAGGGAACGTTAAGGCGTTACCCATACCTGCAAACTTTAAGATTTCCTGAGGTGGTTTCCCTACCTCATGAACTTTCTTAGAGCGACACTCTAACATAGCGCTTAAGAAAGCGCTATTCTGAGCAAAGACAAGCTCAACCAAACGAAGGCTGAGTCTGTCGGATGCTGCAGATAAATCGAGTGTTGCCCAGTTGCCGGTACGGGAGCCTTCCAATGCGAGCTTTTGATTCTCGGATTGGTCGGTTAAAGCTAAGCTATGTCTTAAAACACCACACTTAGAGATACGTTGTCTAAGTAAGGTGTTCAACCCTTGCTGAATAAACATATTCATTAAGGGTTCGACAGTTATCGTCCTTCGAGACGTTGCATTTTTCTCGACGGAGATAAGCTTAGCAATGTCGCCAGAAGACTGTTCATGAGAACGTGCCTCCGATCCATCGCTCTTAGGTTCACCAATTTCCTCGTGATGAGGAAATTGATGTTTATCTCCCTCGTTAAGGAGACTAGTCTCTGTCCAACGTGAACAGAGAAAACCATCGAGTCGATAGAAAGAGGACTGTAGAAAATTCCCGGTGTTACCGAGAATGTTTTCTGCAGCAAGCGCCCACTTGTTGTTGGGCGTACACTTCTCATAAACGGCACCTGGTCCGTGTTTCGGGTGTATGCCGTTAATCTCGGAAGTAGTGATACTTCCGAGGACATACCCTGAAACACATGAGAGCATAGACACAAGCGCTGGAGGAAAAGAAAGTCCCTCCAGTTCTTTGTCTGTGTCCCAAAAAGTCCTACACGCCTCCGTATGGAGATCTTCTTCTCGTACGGAGCCAAGCTGGACTTTCTTAAACAGTCTAAGTGCCTCTCTAAGGCACTTAATTGCTCCAACTCTTGGAGCCTGCTTAAGGGAACCAGTGGTAGGATCGAACACTTCGCACAGCAAACCCGAAAAGAGTTTCGGGAGAGCTCCCTTTCGACTTCGTGAGAAGCCGGTCGGGCAGGCGAATTTACCAAGTGAGAGACCCTGGTCAAGGGCATCGCACAAGGTAGGTAAGGACACGGATAAGAATCCGTATCCCTCGTGTTCGAAACGTGCCTGGATCGTGAGTAAATCACGGTCTAGTCCTTTCACATCAGGCTCTAGCCTCTTGATTCCAATCAAGAGGCTTTGAAGGAGAACTATCGGACTTTTCATGTCGCCTCCTTGAGGTCGGCATTCCGAGTCACGATAACTGATCCAGAACCAAGAAAAGTGTTATAAAGGTGGAGGTAACACGGAATTAGCTAGAAGCAGCAGTTGAAACCGCTGGTTTCTAGCTTCATCCATGACCTCCCGCAATTGCTCTGGTCCAAATGTTTTTAGCACCTGGAGAAAGGTTGCGTTCTTTATAACCCCAATTGAATCTTCGAAAGAACGAATGATCCAATTGAGTTCCTCTTCAAGATTCCCCAACTTAGGGGAGTCAAGCGGAGGAAGCTTTTGTTGTGCAGCAGCTCGTTCTGCCATTTTGGCCAACTGCGGTGATACATACAAAGGTGATAAGTCCTTTGGTATATCAATCGCAGGGGTCCCAAACATGGGGTCGAGCTCCTTCACTATCTTGGTAGCCACGACGGAAAGTGCACGCGCTAGGAATGGTGAGATAAACGCTATCAAACCAGCCCAGATGCGTTTGACGGGAAGTTTCATAGAATCCTCCGTGAAGGAGGGATATGATCCCCCCGTTAACCCAATCCCAATCGTCAATCAACAATGATTTACGACTGGAACTGGAGCAACTTCGTCGACGTGACATCCGCGTCTGCGAGTGTATCCGTAAGAGCTTTAACGAGAGCTACCATCGCAGCTTCGCTAAAGCCGAACGGCGGAACAAGAATAGACAATGACGCCTTGGCAGTCTGCCTTGACGTCAGACCAGTGTAAGGGCTAACGGCGTCGACACTATACGCAATTTGCATATAGTGGCGGTCGCCGGTTTTAGCATTCTTACTATGGTTAATGATGAGATCGTAAAGATCTACACCAGTATGTCTACGTTCCGAACCGTACCCGTCCTGCTTAATAATAGTGAAACTAAGAGCAGGAGTAGGTGCGGACGCAGCAACGGTAATTGGATCGGTTAACATGACGTCTCCTTATGGGTTGTCTTCGGGCTGGTTAGTCCGAAGGTTAACTGGTGAACTTTGCGAAAAGTGCACCAATGATGGCCGATTGGCTTGGAGTCAATGTAGACTCCCTACCGATTGTCTTCACACCGCTAAGAGTTCCAATATCCTTCCGAAGTTGGTACCTATAGGTTAGCCGCGGAGAATATCTAAACCTCTTCTTAGAAGAAGTGGTTTGAGATGTTAACGGCGGGCTACTACTATAGGATTGGAACTCTGTGGATTCGGTTACGAGGCTTCCGGTAATCTCACCTTTACTCTTGTAAGTGAGAAAACCGTAATTGACCAATGCACGGTCTGTGTTTACATCATTGATAACATTGATGTATTCACCAAGGCCAGTGTACCAGTCAATTAACCAAGTCCAAGGGATAAGATTGTACAAATCCGTTGGATCTGGATTAGCCCCCACCACTGTGTCAAGAATGTCCCGACGCAGAATGGGAACACTTGCTTTTGGGAAATTAATAGTGCTATTGATCACACACTTTAGATCAATAGTCCTTCGGGAGATTTTCCCGTTGGTCACTATGAATTCACCATTAGTAGTGTTGTAATCGAACCCAGGACTGCTAGCAAGAGCATCTTCAATTCTCATTGAAGATCTCGAAGTAGTAGCTTTCCCGTTTCGCTCAATAAGGTAGTTAACCCTTTGAGCAACAAGAGCGGGAAGCTCTACCATACTCCTTACCGACTGTACAAGCTGCTCCCAACCAAACTTATAGTTTAAGTATTGGTTACCAGCTAAGGACGTGACATTCGCGCCCCGCGGGAAATGCCCTTTAAAGGCATTTAGAGCAATTTGTATAGCCTGAACAGACCCCCTCAACACCTGAGGTGTATCTTTCAGTTCCGCCAAGTTGTAGAAAATTGCCTGAGAACGGTGGTCTGGTAGCGCCTTAGCTAACAGTCCACCTACGTGCTTGCTAAACAAAGCAAGGGCGTTAGTATTCTCAGACGTCTTCAACGTGGTTATCTCGGAAGGAGTAACTGTCGCACCAGGTCCCGTGAAATCAGTGTAATCCGTAATATGCGTTACGACATACTGTGTTAAACCACAGGTGTCAGCATATGAACGGTTCACGTCAGTATAGGCATGGTGCCTTACTGGCGCGTGGAGAGCATGAGCAAACAGCTCAAACTCCCCAAAACGCTGAGTTAACGTCCGGGTTCTACGAGTAGAATCCGACACGAACCCCTGGGTAGCGGCCTGTGCATTTAACGTGCCAGTGCCGAAATCCAGGGTTGTTGAAGTATCCCGTCTGCCTTGGTCACGTGTTCCACCAATGCAGGTCACTTGATTTTGTTCAAGGCGGCTAACACGATACCTATGAACGGTACGTGGCATCTGCCTTATACAAGTGAATTTACGGGTACGGTTCGTGGGAGAGATTAAATCCCTAGAAAATTCGAATTTGGCTGTAACATCCAAGGCAAACGCCAAGGATGAAATCAGATCAGATCCGAAAATCGAACGGGCAAATCTCTCGATACCTCGCGACAAGCTAGCATGGTGTTCACGAGCGCGCGCCACATAAAGGCTATGTGGATCGAGACGACCTGTCACATCATTATAAGCATAATGATGCTTCAGTTCGACGAGATACTTTCGCGCGGCCATAAACCCTCCATGAGTGTGAAAGGATGGAGCATGTCGGCCTGACATGCGG